ATAGTCCTGAGAACGAACCTGCCTCTTCGAAGAAGATAAGTTCCCCTGCTTTACCCCTGACTTTGTGTGGATTGTCTTTGAGTGATACCCCAATAATCTGTGATTTCATCCCAAGCGCTACATCCGTACCGTTAACGCGCTTTTTGTACCCTGCTTGCTTGTGCATCTCTTTGTCAATCAGTCTTGGTTGTGTCCAAGCCGTGTTATCGTCTACAAATGAGATGAAGTCCCACGTTTTTGACAAGAGTCCGTCCCCAGTCAGGTATTCTTTCTGCTCTGCAAATACGAAATTCTTGGAATTGCGGATATGGAAGTAGTTTCTAGCTAGCATACTTCCGGCTTTGTAAGAGAATCCTTTACGCCTAGCTTTCAGCACGGACATATGCTTGTTTTCTTTACGGCATCTGTCAACTGCGTGGTAGTATTCGTAGTCTCCGTCGTAGAATGCAGGAAATGTGCGCTCTCTTCTAGCTTGAACTGTCCCATCTGGGAGTACGTCGTCTACTGCACGGTCAATTGGGCAATAGTTTAAGTAGAAGTAGTGATATCCTGTGATCCTGATCCCATTGACTTCGAATCCGTACAGGCATCTATCTCTTTCTTTGTCCCAGAAGTCGAAATATTCCCTAGTTCCTGCAATAGCATCTGTGTAATACCCATTTTCTAGGTATACTTGTGCTGCGGGAGAGAATAGATGCGTGTCCTTAAACATTTATTGAGAGTACTTATTTGTGACTACCCCACCACGGTTAGGGTTGTCCTTTTGTTGCTGCTTTTTAACAAGCTCTTCCAAGTCATCGAGTCCTTGGACTACCTTTGCCATATTGGAGAGGTTTGATATCAGGTCCTTTGCATGGAATATTGGTTTACCGTTATCATCCATTGCAGTTAAATCTACGTCTTTAAAGTACTTCTCCAGTTTCGTTACTGACTCTCTTGCTGATTTTAGTAGCTTGGTTGCAGATGTCTCTGACAACTCTTTGTATTTGTCTACTCCTGCTAGTACCTTAGGTGTAGCACTGACTCTGAGTACAGTTTTTATCTGATCCCATCTGTCTTTTTCTTCGTATACACTGTACGGGGATCGGTGATCTACAAAAAAGTATACAGCAGATAGCTCTTCTATCTTGAGTACTTTAAACTCTGGGATAGTTAGTGCATATGGGGATGGGAGTACCTTGGTACCGTCAACTGTTATTAAGTCTTTCATTTAAGTATCTTAATCTTCCTGGTCGCACATGGAACTTCCCTAGAAATGGGAGCCTGATTGACTCGAACTTTCCTGATCTTATTACATCTGCTACGTATTTGAATTGATAGTAAACAGCTTCTTCTACTTTTTGCAGTGGGAGGTTATGCTCACTTGCTAGTTTCTGTATTATCACCTTCTCCTTCATCATCCCATCTATTATCTGGGCAGTCAGCTGTAGCCCATTTTGCTTTTTCTTCTACTATACACCCACACATCCCACAACGTATGTCTTTGATATGTGGACAATCAGCGCATGTGCTTAGTCTTTTCTCATAGGACTCTGGTGATACATGAGGAGCCCCTGCTTTTGCAAACGCAACTATGTCCTCTTTGAAGTTACGTAGCATCTGCATGATACCTAGCTTACTCATTGTTGTATATTATTTGTAGGTTGATTCTGTCCTGCGGTACTAGTATATGAGACAGGGTATACCCATCCTTTGTTTTCTTGATAGCCCCCTTGTCTTTTAGCTTCTTAACGTAGTTGTTAAGTGTGTTGTGATCCTCGATCCCCATGTCCCTGGCTACGTTTCTCTTGTTCTCAGTAGAGCACAGATTAACTGTCTCAGAGAGATCAATAAACTTTGACAGAACTAAGAGCTCTTTGTCTGTTAGCTCAAGTATTCCATTAAAGACTTGCAGATACTTAAGCGTAGAGTCTACTGTAATTTTAAGCGTCTTCATTTATTTGTACTTTTGCCCTCCCATCAACAATCATAATCTTTGATCGTGATGACTGATTGTTGAACTCATCGACGTATATCTGTATGTTCTCTCTTGTTATTAGAAAGGAGAGAAATACTTCGATCTCTTTTGCAGCTTTGGATAGCTTCTCTTTTAGAGCTTGTGCGTCCTTGCTGGAGTTGCGGAGATTGTCGAAGTCTTTGAGAGAGACAGTGACTGAACCCTCCATCAAATCTTAGGTATTACACCTACTACTTGAAACTCGTTAATGCATGCGTATTCGTTATCCTCAATGTGGATAATGAGTGCTGCGGTTTCAGGGTGCACCAATATTGTGTCCCCAACCTTGACTGCATCACAAGTGGGACCCGCAGCTAGCACCTCTACAATATTGCTACTGATGGCTTTCTGCGAGTCCCCTAATAAATGTATCCCTGCGTCTGTTTGTTCTACACGAGGGCTTGCAAACACAACCCAATCACGGGTTGGTTTAAACTTGATTTTCCTTTCCATTTTAGTTTGCTTTTCAGCAAATGTAAAGGAAGTTTATACAGGATCAAAGTCTGTATAAGTAATTTCTACGCATTCCCCCTCCTCAAGTGCTTTAGCAATAGGTGGGTAGACTCTACGATAAGCGTTAGTCGAGCTCCCAACATAGCCTGTGTTTCTGTTGTTCTCTGTTTGCGTATCTCCGAGAAGCAGGCACCCACTAGTGTGATCGTCGTGATTCCCACAATGAATTAGTATCCATGTAAAGTTGGGTACGTCTTGTAACCACAGCATTCCTTTATGGATGTCTTCGAATCTCTTTTTGTATCTGTTGTGGTGACCCCCCTCTTTTCTGAGCAGTATCTCGTATGTCCCTGCTGGGATGCGGGTTTCGTGCATGACTTTCTCTTCTCTGTGTTCGTCTTCGAGGGTGTAGCACAGAAATTCCCTTTTTCCGTCTGTAATGTCAAAGAGCAAACCAAGTGTGCTCTCTTTTCTGGAGCTGAATCGTAGTACTTCTAGTTGCATATTAAGAAAATGTTATATATATTAGGGTATGGCAATGATTGTTTCTTTTATCGTGCTGCTTGGATTGTTAGGGGTTAGCTCCTGACTTTACTTTTTCTACTGTCCTACCTGCAAAGTAGGCCCCAAATACAGTGAGCATTAATAGCTCTAGTAGATTTACATAGTCTTCGGGAGGATTGAATCCCTCGAACACTCCATCAGCAACTGTGATCAGCATGTAGAATGCACTGTACGCTATTAGTGTCCAGGGTCGTATGAGTTTTGTTAGTCTCACGTCTGTGGTGCTGTCTGCTTCCCACCGTCGTGTAACCCCATCCTGCAGTGCTATTTCCTCGTCTATGATTTTGTGCAACGAGGCACTATCTATCGTCGGGTCCTTGTCTACAAGGTTCTTGACTATCCCTAATACTCCTTGACTGGGTAGAGCATCCCCTACTACACTAAGTACGTTTGGGGCTTTTTCTTTTAACCACTGCCCTACCTTAGTGTCCTTAATCTTCTTACCCATTGTGATTGTTAGTTTGTCACAAAAGTAATCAATTAGATTAAGACATAATTCTCCCCCTTTGTTTTTCTCTTAAACGACACACTTCCACTCGGCGTATTGAGCCTAACGTTCGGGGGAGTTACTTATTACCTTGGATCCCGAACCCGAGTTTTATAGTGTCGCACTTTCTACAGCTATTGGGGACAACCTCACCGCTATTGTTACCTGTTATTTCAAGGCTGCAGCTACTAACCCAACTTCTGACCCCTTACTTAATACCCTCAGGGGTGATCAATCTTACGACCGGCTGTTAACTTCCGCAGGCTTCACAGTCCTCCGGATCTTCTAAGTTGCAAGTTATCTCTCCACTCTTCAGCTTCTCTGCTGTTTCCTTCAGCTTCTCCTTATCTAAAAATGTGGGGACATCCCACTCATCCTTCTTTTCCATTCCCTTGCAGATTGAGCTGGCAAGTATACGAAAAATAATTTACCTACCCTGCCCTCGGTATGCCTTTTTATAATGCTTTGACTTTTTGTTCTTGCTGTGCTTAGTCTTAGCATGAACCCCAGGTCTTGATACAAACCGTTCTACTTTCTCTTGTGTAAGTTTTGCCATAATTCAAAACTAGGAAAAATTTTTTAGTTAGGTGTTTTTTCGAATGCGTGAACCTACACGCGCGCGAACCCCCTCTATCCCTCGTGCCTCGGGATACCCCCGTGGACTTCATCTTAAACTTGCGAATCGTGAGCACACTCACTCTTCACAAACGTACGTACAGGGACGATGATGGGAACATCAGCGCCGTACGCTACGTCGTCAAGGCCGGTGGCCTGACCTATAAGCTTCTCACTGATGTTGAGAAACTTGAGTCTAACTGGAAAGACCGCGTTGTTCTTCGGGACGAAGAAGCGGCCCGTAAGGATACGGGCGAGGTCTTCCGGAATCTCTATGCATACGTACCTACGTATGTAGAGGAGGAGGTGGTCATATGACCATCCCTCCGTTGGGGGCAGCTGCTGCCTTCACGTTACGCCTTCGGAAAGTTGGAGCGAGAGCACACTAGTGTTCTCCTCCTACTTTTCACCACCACCCAGCACCCAGCCCATTCATTGACATTCAATTGTATTACACATGACACCTTTCCAAGACAAGAGACGAATGG